TAACCCTGAGAGAACATTACTTCCAGAACCTGTTCTACAATCTCATCAAGATCTGTGTCAGTCAGATCAGAAAGATTCATTTCAGAGATACAATCTCTAGAAGAAGTCAATTCTTCCTTTGCTTCGTTGTTATGGACAGCAGCATAAGCTTCCACAAAGTTACGCATTGATGAAGACATCTTTTTACAATTTACTTTTTCTTATCTTTATTTATATTGTGTAGGTAGTCTCTCCCTTTTATTCATTTGATGTCAAAAAAGAATGTTTGTGTGAGTCTACTTGTTTCTAATGTGTTCCCAAAGCCAGGAACTATGCTTCTATGATACAACACCTTTCCTCGATACGCAACCAGCCTGTTGTAAATATTTCCTACACTAATATTCCTGTCACTGTTTTTATCTTTGTATATGCCAGTTCCAGAATCTACAATAGCATCAGGAGTCAGATATAATACTGCTGCCCACTCTCCTTGATTCTTTCCCTGACTATCAACGTGAATCCAAGTATGAGTCCCCTCTACACAAGATTGAAAACAGAATGTATCTTGTGTCATATCCCATATTATCCCTTTGCAACCTAATGCTTCTTTTAATTTTCTTTCAGTTTCCTCAGCATACTTTCCAGCTGAACGACGAGTTCTAACTCCTGGCACTTTTGGTTGTACTCTGTCAAAATCTAAAGACAAAGCATGAGACCTCAGACTGTCAGGATCATCAAGAAAATTATCAATAACAACTAAATTACGATCCATTTAGGTAGTCCCTCTCACTCTGATAAATTGTAGATGGGTTCAATAATATCTCAACACCCTCTCTTATACCAGGGACTAACCATTCATTTAAATCCTTACAATTATTCCAATTAACAGGTTGAATACAATTCACCACAACCACAGACCAAAAAGCTGTCACATAATTAACAAAAGTGATCACTCAAATAATCCTTCCTTCTTCAGATGATTCAAGGTATCCTTAATACCACCAATGTGTTTGTAGTCTAATGCACACTGTGGATATTCAGCACCCTTACCAAACTCAGATTCAAATGCTCTCTGAGAGAAGTGATGGTTTAATCGATACTCAAGGATGTCAATCTCTAATCTCTTGAGAAGAGAACTCAGCCTCTCACTCTCTTGATTTCCGTTGGTGTAGACTACTGCCTGCATTACTTTTCCTCGTATTCGTATTCGATAACGACCTTTTTAGTGGTCTTACCCATACTATTTTTAGTAGTTATAAGTTTAAGATCTCCTTTGAGTTCCCTTGAGATGTCTTGTAGTCTTTCCCAGACTCCCAAAATACTCATGGTCTTCCTCCGATGGCATCCCACATATCCTGAACCATATCTGTGGGCTTCACAGTTCTTTCAAGTTGATCTGGAACTATCCAGTTCTTCCACTTATCAATTTCTTCCTGTGTAGGGACTTTGATTCTTACCATAGTTCCTTCTTCGACAAACTCTTCGTTCATCTTCTCATAGGTTTCTGGTGTGATCTTATGGATCTCAGTTACCTTTTTATCATTGTGCATTTTTTGATACTGTTCAGCACCAAGGTTGTCTAAAAAATCGTTAGTCACGTTGTCTCCAATCATCAGGTTTGTCTCGTTGAAACCATTCAACCATTTCATCTGTGTCACTAAATCCCGTTTTATGATTGGATGGGTCGGGATCTCCTAGTCCCATCCTATTCATAAAATCATCTAACGAACCTTCCTCAATATCTTGAGCTGCTTGACGACGTGCCTTCCGTAACATTTCGTTTGCGGTGGTATTAGCCTTGGCTAATTTCTGGGCCCATACCATATCGTCTAGCTTAACTTCTTCCCCGTTTGCAATACATTTACAGATAAACTCTAGTCGAAGTCTGTATTGGGTAGAAAGCATATGTATTTTTCTTCTACCAATATTTATTCTTCTGTCTTGGGCTTCTTGTTAAATCCAAAGGGTGAATTCTCTTCATCCTCTTTCTCTTTGAGTTGTACCGCAACACCAGCAAGAGTCTCCATGACCTTGATAATATCTTCAGTCTTTGCACCCTCACCAAGTTCCTTTGAGACATACCAATACTTGTCCCAGAATTGTTCACCAGCCTTCTGGTAATCCTCAAGTGTCAATACTTTCATTAGAATCCTCCTCCTTTTGTTTTCTTTTTGGGACTGTACTGTTTCAACATTTGTTTCAGTTTATCATCATCATAGAGATCCATCAACTGTAGTTGTCTATCAATAGCGAACTGAAACACACTACCTGGTGACATCTGTTTTAACATGGCAACTGCCACATCATACATCAGTTCTTCTCTCTCATTCTTTTTCATAGTTTGGATAGAACCTCTTTGTAAATGTTCTCTGCGATTGCCTTCATCATCAGGGGTGGTACCATTCTACCCACACGTTCTGTCTGTTGTGAGTGTGACCCTGTAAGAACAAAGTCATCAGGAAGAGACTGGATCCTCTTGAGTTCAGGGACAGACAGAACCCTGTCCTCATTCCAGTGGATCAGACCACCACTGGCTGTCAGTGTAGGAGATGGTTTGTAGAATGACGCTCTCTTCGTATTGAAACAGTGTCCTTTCTCATGATAATCCATACCGGACAGGATCTTTTTAGGATCCTTTGGCATCTTACTGATAACCTTTCGATAGATACCACTCTTGACCATGTGATCCGTAAGAGCTTGAATGTTCTCAGGATCGTTATCAACACCATCAATAATATCACCGATGGTTGTATCCTTAGATGATGTAGGAGGGAACAGTGATGATACAGTCAATACATTGAGACCAATCTTATCAGCAATATCCTGACGTACAGCAATAAAGATCAGTCGTTCTCTGGCTTGACCAACACCATAGTGAGATGACTTCATCACTTTTGATGTGACAAGGTAACCAATCTCCTCAAAGGCGTTGGTAATCTTAGCATAATAGGTCTTTGCTTCACCGATTGTCAACCCTTTGACATTCTCAGCTACAATAACTTTGGGTTGGATATCTTTGGCGACACGAATATACTCAAAGAATAGATCTTCGATGTTCTCTACCTTCTTACCATCTGAATAGGATTTTGTTTTACCCCATCCATCAGAGTGTTTAGAACCCTCACCACGACACATTGATCCGGCAACAGAGAATGCAGAACAAGGTGGTGACCCATCAAGGATATCTAATTCACCAGCCTTGAGACCAGTCAGTTCTAGGAAGTCTTTACCCTTCAGTTGTTTGATATCGTCGGGAATAATAGGTGTAGAGGGATAGTTTGTTGAATATGTGTTTCTGGCCTCTTCTACAAACTCATTGATACACAGGATTTTACCACCTGCAAGTCTATATCCTGTAGAAGATCCGCCACCACCAGCAAAGGTAGAGATGACAGTGAACTTGGCTTGTGCCTCACCGTCATAAACATCTTGTAGTTTATATGGTAGTTTCATAGAGGAAGTGTACCTGATCCAGTTGATGCGTAGTCAGAGGCGAGGTCCATCACTCTCTTCCTACCACGATTATTTAGCATCTTATCATCCAATAGTGTCTCAAACAAGTGGTCTATGTTAGATCCGAGTTGTAAGTTAATATGATCTTTGACAGGTTTGAGACGAGAGAACTCATCTACAAATGCATCTCTGACAATCTGTTTTTGTTTAGGTGTATTCAGTTCATACCAATCATACTTAAAGAAGAAGTTTCTAACATCATCATGATAGATGTAAGGGTGAACTAATGTCATGTCCCTTTCGTTTGCGAGTTGTTCAATCTGACGGAACCCTGTCACATTGTGTGGCATAAAATATGCACGTCTAAACTCATCAAACTTATCCTTTGGCTCTTTGAAATGTAGAACTGCTTTCTTACTGACACCGTAGTAACCATCTGCTCCTATACCAGACAAAACATATTTCTCTGTGATCTGAGGGAAGACATATAAGAATGGAAAGGTACATTCAAAGTGTGTCTTCTTACGACAGTCATAGTCCTTCACCAGACGCATGAAGTCTTCGACTAGATTATTCTTAGGGACTACTACAGTATTACAGTCCCAACCAAACACTTTACTTGCTTCTTCAGCTTTGTAAGCATCATAAGACTTATCACCCTCTAGATGAAATGTATAAGAATGAACAGTCTTACCAGCTCTTTCCGCAGCAAAGGCTAGTGACAAACTATCTACACCACCAGACAACAAAATCCCCACGTCATCCGTGGGGACTTCCTGAGTGATGATATCTGTGAGGATAATATCGATCATTTAATAGCAATAACACCGACGAACTGATGATTTCTCCAGAAGATCTGAGAGTCTTTGAAACCTGCTCTCATAACCATCGCTTCTAGTTCATACCAGGTATTAGGTTTCAACATGTCACGGAGTTGTTTCTCCTTGTCCATGATTTCATCAGCAGTGAATGTCTTTCTCTTGTAGTCATAGTGATTGAAGGTGAGGAGTTCTTGGAAGAACGCATTCTCACACATCAACTTCTCTGCAAAGATGAATGCACCACCCTCGTTCAGACCATTATAGATCTTATTGATAGTCTCTTGTCTGGTAGTCTTGGGCATGAACTGTAGGGTGAAGAGTGATGTCACCAGAGAACAGTTCCTGAACTCATAGTTAGTCACATTACCACGAACCCACTCTAGTAGTGCCCACGGATATTCTTTACGGACCTCTTTGATTCTTTCATCAAGACTATCATAGAAACCACCAGCAAGTTCTACACCCACATACTGAGCATACTGACGATTAGGATTGTTACCAAGGATCATCTTGGTCAGTTTTCCTGTAGAACAACCTACATCCACGACTTTGGTATGGTCTTCCACAAAGTATCGAGAGAACGATACAGTATCCTCTAGTAGGTTTGAATATCCACGGATACTATCGTTGATGTGATTGTCAAAACCTTCAGGTGAGTGTGCGAAAGAAAAGTCGTAGGTCATATCATTTACCGTTTGTTTCGTATTTTAGTTCATCATCAATCATTTTGTCCAGTGTGTTGATGACATTACGGACATCTACAATACGGGCAGGTGTGCAGGTAGGGTCAATAGTATAACCTTTCTGTTCCATGAACAGAGCCTGACGGACTACTGCTGCTTGTTGTAGATTCAATTCAAGATTAATCATCGTTTAAATCTCCTATCCATTCTAAGTTTAATGTAATACATTACAATCAACCACACTGAAAAGATGATTGCTTCTTTGTATCCCAGTATATTCCAACTGATAATAGATCCGGTCACAGGTCTCCCTCCTTACGGTTTTCTGAATAGTGAACATCAAATGCTCCTTCGGGATACCGTGCTGACAGTTTCTCAACATTCATCTCTAGGATTTCATCAAAGGTAATGTCGAGTGCCATACACGCCTGAGCAACATACCACATGATGTCACCCAGTTCACGCTTCATATGAAACGCATTATCTTCGTTATAGGGTTTACCTTGAAGAAAGATCTTCTTTACCACCTCAGTAAACTCACCAGCCTCTGCACTGATACCAAGTGCTGCAGTCAGAAGTTGAGATACATTACAATCATCTCTGACTTCAAGTTCAGACAAACGAGATGCAAGAGTGGGATAGTCAAGACTGGGTTGACTAGTAGTTTGTCGAACGAATTCTACATACTTGTTTGGATCGATTGTCATAAGTCTAAGGGGTCCTCTTGATTTTCAGGTAAAATAATTTGTTCGGGAAGTTCTAGATCATCAACTCTTTTACTAAAGATGTCTACAACTGTGGGAGGTGGATCGAGATATACTATGACCCAAGTGTAACCAGGTTTGTTCGCAATATGGTAGTCAGCATCACGTTGTTGACCACAATGACGATATCTCCTACCCATCTCATCTCTCACCTCGTAGATGAATGGTCTCTGGAGTTGTATCAACTCACTCGGTAAGTTGATTTCAGAACTTGAATCCATCGAAAGACTTCTTGGGTTTCTCTTCGTAAGTATACTCCTCTTCCTGTTTACTGTCAAGGAGATCGTCTTGTGCTGTCTGTTCACAGTCAAACAGTCTCATCTTGGCACGGTCGATACCGACCACAAATCTCTTGTAGATACTGAGATCGTTGTATCTATTCTTCAATTGCTTTACAAGTATCTGTCCCAAGGATTCGAGCTCTTCAGTCGAAATAAGGGCAAACATAAGATCAGCAGTAGCAGGGAGACCAAAGGACTCACTTGTATCAGTAAGCTCAACGTCAGAGCTACCATAACCAGAACGAGTGGTCTGCGTGGCAGAAACGATAGGGACGTTTGCTTCACAAGCCAGTCCTCTAAGTTCTTCAGCAATTGACTTAATAACCGTATATGAATTGACATTGCTACCAGCGCGATATCGTGAGGAAGCACATATATTAAGGTAATCAATGAAAATAATATCAGGTCTAAATGACTTCTTAAGTGCGAGTTCATTAAGAAGTGACTTAAAGTGTCCACTATGTGCACTGGCTGTAGGATACTCCTTAATAATTAGAGTCCCCTGTGTCTTCTGTGCCAGGTTATTAACCTTTGTTTCAAAGGTTTGTTTGGGAAGTTCAACAATGTCTTGGATATTGACGTTCAACAGGTTGGCGTCAATCCTTTCTGCAATCTTCTCCTCTGCCATCTCCATAGTGATATACAAAACATTCTTGTTCTGTAGAAGTGTGGCAGATGCCATGTGACACATGAACAGTGACTTACCAACACCGGTACCAGCCAGTGCAATATTCAGTGTCTTGTTAGGTAAACCACCCTTGGTGATCTTATTGAAGAACTCAAGGTCAAACTCAATACGGTTCTCTCTCTTGTGATACAACTCATATCGTTCCTGATAATCATTCAGATAGTCGTGACCGACATGATTATCAAAACTAACAGACAGTGCGTCTGATAAGATGGATGGGATCGCATCAGGAACCTTCTTGTCATCCTGACCATCTGCGATCTGGATAGATTCCATCAGTGCCAGATAGATGGCACGTTCCTTACACCACTTCTCT